TTACGTTGTACGTGTCGAAGTTACCGATAACGTCAACAACAGCAAAACGCTGACCGTCCTGCGGCATCGGGTCTAGATCAAAAGAAAGCGCCTCAGAGGCGTTTACAACCAACCGAACGTTCCGAGGAACAAAAGGAGAACACAGAATTGACTGGTCGAAATCTCCACCGATACGAATGTCAGTTAGAGGATCGCCAGCCTCATTTCCAATAGTAGAAAATAGAATAGAGTTAAGAATGTCGAGGGCTTCGGTCTGCTGATCGCCAGTAGGGTCCACACCCAAGGGCACGATATTGCTTATCCGATAAGCGCGCTTGATAATGTCAATAGCAATCAGTGCCATTTATTAACCTTACAGTAAAAGGGGAGGGAGCCCCGAAAGACCCCCTCCACCAGTTAGTTACGCACCGTTAACGCGGACAATCCGACGACGATCACGGACGTTCGCAGTAGCAACGCAGTCGAAGCGAATGCTCTGGTCACCCGTGGCCCAGTCGGTGTGTTTCCACATACGAACGCTCATCGGAACCTTCGTCAGAGACACGCGGTCGTTGGTGTCAGTGAACGAGGACGGAAGGTCCATCGTGCTGACCACAATCGCGGGCTTCTGAATCAGGAAGCGAGGAGTGTAAGCCGTGCTAGCCGTACCGTAGAAGGTCACAACCGCATTATCCGCAGGCTTCACATCAACCGTACGATGGGCCGAGTTCTGATCGGTATCGCCGATGATGATCGCCGGGAAAATACGCAGGGTAGCAGCACCCGTACCGTCAGCAGTGACGTCACCAACGACGCGGAACTGCTGGGCGTGGGTCTGGACCTGCTGCTTGCGGTTGTCCCAAGCCTTGATGGTCGTGCCCGAGTTCGAGAGAGTGAAGATTTCACCATCCTTAATCGTGGCATTCGCACCGAAGCCGTCGCAAATGAGCGTCTGCGTCAGGTAACGACCGTTAGCAGTCGTGGACTTGCAGACGTCGGCATAGTTGACGTTCTGGTTCGCACCGTTCACCGCACCGTTGGTACGAGTACCCGGAGTGATGGACGAGAGCTGCTGAGTGAACATCGTCGGAAGACCGTCGATTTCACCAACGAAGCCCTTACGGAACGTCTGGGTGGAAAGGCTGTCAGTAGCCGTGTAGGCAACGACAGAGGTTGCAATCGCCTGACGGTCATCGTACGACAGCACGAGGCGAAGGTCGGAGTCATCAACACCTTCCTTCTTCAGGCGCGTATAGGCAGAGGCAACGTCTGCATAAGTTGCAACGTTGCTACCAGCCGTACCGACAGCGTTGTTGGCCGCGAGACCCGCAACACCCATGATGTAACTGTCAAGCTGTTCCGCGAGGTTGTTCGCAGCAGCCTTAATAGCCACACTCTCACGAGCGTCACCGATGTTCTTAATGCGGTCGAACTCGGCCCAACCCATCGAAACGCCGAAGGAGTCGTTAACCGAGAACATCTCGGAGCCGAATGCAGTCGCCTGAACACCGCCGGACAGGTCCTTAATACCGCCAGTCGTGTGCGTCACGACGTAACGGGGTTCGACCTGCTCGGAAACCATGAAACCATTACGAGCGTCATAAGAGCCGTCGTACTGCTTCCACGTCACGAGGTCAGCGGCGAGTAGGTTATTCTCAAACCTAGCCGCGAAGGCGTTGAGTACCAGCCTTGACTGGTCAACAGTATTAGTAGGTGCAGTCATTTGGGATTTTGTACCTTTCTAAGTTCCCAAAGCGCCTTCGCAGAGTAGTCTAGGATTTAGTCCTTAAAGAACTCTCTTTTGAAGGCAGCCAGATCACGAGTATCTGGGCGTACGGAGAACCGTCCACCAGACCCGCGAGTCCGCACTTCAGGCGGGGGCGGAGTCTTTGATACTCTCTTGTTGCTCTCACGCTCCTCTTGCTTGGGCTTTGTAAGCTGTGCTTCTAGGCGACCAATTTCGAGGGTTGCAGCAGCAGGACCAGAGGCAACTATCTTCTGGGCCTCGCCGATATTTTGGCTGAGGTAATACATGATTTCAGGACCGTGATCGCACGACATAATAGTACCAGCAAGGTACTCGCCGTACGCAGGAGGAATATCCTTAAATACTTCCACCATAGACGAGATTTTCTCACGAATGTCAGGCAGCTCTTCTTCAACGGCTTCTAGGTTTTCAACCCAGTGCTGTTGGATTAGTTGCTGTTGTTCCTGCATCTGGCGAGCCTGAGCCTGTTCCTGCCTCTTCTGCTCAGCGGCTTCCATCTCCTGCATAACCGTAAACCTCGTAAGGTTTGCAATATAATTAGGATCAATTTCACCGAGAGGATAGAGCGGTTCGCCCTTGTCATCTACGTCATCCGGAGTAGGAGCTTTTGGAGCTTCTGCCTTTACCGGAGCCTGTGGTTCTTGTTTTACTTCAGATCGAGACCTTGCTAGCTCAAGTTCACGCCGGAGAACTTCAACTTCACGTTCTGCCGCCTTCTTGTCTGCATAAATCTCGTTTAGACGTTCCTGATAGGACTTACGGCGATTTTGCTTTGCACGAGGTTGATTATCCTCTTCCTCGTCTTCATCTTCTGATTCCTCTTCGGACTCATCAGAATCTTCGTCTTCACCTTCGTCTTCGTCAGTTGCGAGGTCGTCGTCCTCGGTAACCTCTTCCTGATCTTCTGCTTCCTGTTCTACAGTATCTTCACTGAAAAACTGGTTCTTAAAATCTTCGAGGTTGTTGTCAATATCGACAAGTTCGTTATTACTGTTGTCGTCAGTCAAAATGGCATCCTTTATAAGATGATCCCTAGTTGCGGATTAGTTGATGAGTTAGGGTTGAGACTCACCGTCCGAGTTTAAACGTTTAGACAGAGCACGAATCTTGAGCTGCGTCAGAGTGTCTTGATTCTGCGCTCTCATCTTCGCGTCTTCTGCTTGATTATCTATTTGCTGTTGGCCCTGATCGTGGGACGTCAGTTGATCGTGTGCGTCCATCAACATCTGGCCTGTGTCAACATTCTTCTGATGCTCTAGCTCTTCTTCAGCCATAGCCTGATCGGCTTCGTGCTCAAGTTGCCGGAGTTCAAATTCTTTATCCTTGGCAGCAAACTGAGCATAGGCGGCAAGCCTGTCTGTCTCTGCCTTGAACTCTTCGATGGAAAGTCTACGCATCTCAATATCCTGCTTAGTCTTGAGCGCTGCGTTCTCCATCTCCACCTTCTGAAGCTGTTGGCCCATCTGCTGCACGGCTTCTTGCAACTGAGCTTGCTGCTGCATCATTTGTTGGGCATTCGGACCTTGATCGCCAAGTTCAGCCTTTTCCTTGTCGGAGAGAAGCTGCGGTGGAATGGTCTTAACCAGACGTTCAGCGAGTTCCTCAGAACCCGGCCAATCCTGCGCCTTGACCACGAGGTCACCAGCAATCTGCATAAGCTCCGGATAGACCTGAATAGCTTCCATCATAGCCTCGGCAGCTTCCACCCTACGAGTCGTGTAAGAAGCACCAGAGGTAGTGGTTACGTCATATTTACCCAGCGAAATGTCAGGACTGTTAGGATCGAGAGGATCGTTAATCTTAACTAACTTGGTCTTCTCGTCCTCTCCGATGATACGAATTATACGAGTTCCGTCGTAGACCTGACCAATGAGCTGATTGATAACGTCACCGGCTTCCAAGATAGCAGCATTCCCATTGTCGTAGTAGGTAAGGGAAGCAATATCTCCTTCACGTTGCCGGGCCATAATAGCTCGCCCAGAGGTTTCATTGGACTTGATTCCAAGACTTGCATCATGAATCCCCGTAACATCTTTCATGTCCTGAGTGTTAAGCTGCGCCTCATTCAGCAAAGCCATCTGCATGGGAGGTGGATCAAGACGCTTAATGTTCTGGTCAATGATGGCTTCGTCGTTAACCACCAGCAAAGGATCACGAGTAAGGTGAGCCTTGCGAATCTTGTCTTCCTTACCCTCAACGGCACTCTCAGTGGCAATCCACTGCGCCTTCGGGGCGTAGCCAAGCTGCTCAGCTGCAACCGAGCGCCAGAAGTTCTTAAGGCGAACAAGGTCCTTCATGAAGCGAACTAGGCCGTACCGATATCGACGGTCTCCCATAGTCACTGTACGACCAGCCATGCGGATAATCGGAAGACGATTCATCTTCCATTCGTACGGACCTGCGAGAATTTTGAAACCTGTGACGAGGTGCATCTGAGCATACTTGCAAGGGGCAACACGCGTCTTTACCGGAGTACCAAACTTCTCCATTTCATCTGGTTCAACATTCTCATCGAAGGTTCGAATACTTCCGTCGTCGAACATGACGAGCATTCGATCTCGTTCAATAATACGCCAGTGTTCGGTAACTCGAACAGTGTCAGAATCAATCCAGCCAGTGGCCGAAAGATTACGACGCTCCACGTCACTCAAAGTAGAAGGATCGCTCTCAGGCCAACGACGATTAAATTCCTTCTGAGGAATAACGTCATCTACAAAACAGTGAGTCGCATCCCGCCCTGTAGGGTCAATTGACAGCCTATCCCAGACAACGGAAAGAACGTCGTCAATAGGCTCAATGGTGATATCTTGGTCAAAGACGTCTTCCGCAGCGTACTTAACGCCGATACGAAAAGCTCCGTCCCCACACTGAATCATCGACTCAAACGCGCTGTCGTAAGTACGAGTAGCTCTGTTGTTTGTTTCGATTGACCGTATGAGATCGGAGCGAATGTCGGCAACGTTTTTGTCGCCATTTTCCATCGGAAGAACTTTAATACCGTTTTTATTTTCTCGCCAGTCGCCGACTAGCTGGGCTGTAAACTGGGGAATGGTATTAATTACAAGACACGGAAGTCCGGCACGTTGACGGAGAACTTGAGGGTCCCACTGTTCACCGGCTACAAACTTCTTGTCCTCAAGAGCTGCAATACGGTTGTCATCATCAAATTTCAAGTCAAGCTCATACGTCTCCCGCATATCCTGAAGATAGTCCTCAAGGGTATCGAAACCTTCGGGTACGTAGGAGGCTGCTGGCGTGTCGAAATCCTTCTCCGGAAGGATAAGTTTATCGACTTCGCCTGTAGAGTCTGATTTCTTTTTAGCCATTATCGCCTTGAAAGTAGGTGCATCAACAGACCACCAAGAAAGTCATTAGGATTCAAACCTGTTGAAGGAGGTGGTAAACGGGAAGGAGCCGGGCCTTGATCTGTAGGGTCGGTAGGAGTTCCGGGAGCCTGTGTCGTAGCTTGCTGGGCTTGACCAAACAAACCGCTCAAAAGGTCGTTGAACGGACCTTTACCCGTCATTATACCGTAGGCAGGACTTAGATACGGCAGAACCTTGCCAATACCTTCGCCCGTGATTGCTCCCGCTAAGGGGCTTATGAAACTAAGAGCTTTACCAATACCCATATTTAAAGAGCCATCCAGCTAGTATCAGAGTGTCCTCTGTAGGGGTTGTAGTCTTCCATTCCGGGAATGTAGACAGGCTTGTTAGCTTCTTCTGTCTTAGCCCGGCGACGACCTGTTACTTTGTCGAATATAAAAGTTAGACCCCAAACTAGGGCATCCATACGGTCAGGAGATTTGTTGTTTCCTCGGTCGTAGTCAGCCGAGAAAGAACACATTTGATCTTCTAGTTCGTCGAATCGCCCGACGTGGTGAACTCGATTCTGTTCATAAAGTGCGGAGATAGGTTCAGCACGAACAAGCTTTCCCCGAGTCGCGTGTACCAAGGAGACAGGAACATTTCGATCAGCGGCTCGGATAACGGCTTCAACCATGTCGCCTCCTTGATTTTTCTCAGCAATGATTCGATCTGCATCAAATTCACGGTAGAGAGCGACAGCTGCTCTTGCCCATTCATCAGGAGACCCTCTAAGAGAGCGATCAGCGAGGACGTATCCTCGATTGTATCCGTCAGCATCTCGGGCAAGTCCCACACATACAATACCTGTTTCATCCGACCCCTCCTCCGATGAAATAGCTGGATCAACAGCCACTACGATACGCTGTAGTTCATCCGGCGCTTCAGGGCGTCGGTTCAGGTCGATACTGCTGCGAGTCCACAGAGCACCGGGAATATCTTCAAGAAGCTCCCCTTCAAGCTCTTGACGACCCAGACGTGTTCCACCATATCGCTCTTCAATCTGCTTAAGGAAGGGTCCAGCAAGATTGCCGACGTTATCATAAGTCCGTCCACGGGTAACTACGGTATCAGGATCGTTAATGAGCTTCTTGATTAGGTCCATCGGTCGCGGAGTCGTAGTGACAACCTGCTGGGGATGGGTTCCAAGACGGAGACCGAACTGCAACTGATCCCACGAATCTTGCATGTATTGCCACTTCGCCAGCTCGTCACACCAAGCAAAGTGATGCTGAGGTCCGCGAAGCTGATCTGGCTGCGTAGCGTTGTAAGTAAAAGCCATGCTACCATTAGGCCAAGTCAACTGTCTGTTGGCAGGAGAATATTCCGGCATGAAATCCGGAGAGGAAATGGTGAGGATGCCGCTGTCACCCTCTACCATAACCTTGCGGGCGTCAGCTGCCGTTTCCGCAACCAAAGCGATTCGGCATCCGGGATTCTGCTGGGCCTTCATACGGACCCATTCAGCTCCGCAGCGAGATTTACCGAAACCGCGTCCCGCAAGCAGGAGCCAAGTGGTCCAAACACCTTCGGG